CAAGTTCTTGCAAAATAAAGGATATATAGTAACATGAGTGAAATCAATACACAATGCCTTGCCATTGACCGATATACTAAACAGTTGACCGATATGGCCAACTTATATAATATCATGGGCGAACAAGACAAGGCATTCATTATCGGCAAGTCTATTCGTATCATTGATATTCTATATAACCATTGCATGGCATATGGTATTGGTATTCCCTCTAATCAAATTGCAAATATTGTGAGTGAAAAGCAATGAAGGTCTATATTGGTAAGTATCCTAATAGTTATACTATTGGTGCATTTACTAGTTGGTTGGAACGTATTGGTCTACCAGAAAAGTTTGCCGATAAAGTTTTTGACTACCTAGATGGGACTTGGGTAGACCGAGTTCTTTTCAATTTTAGTTGTAAGCAAAAGCAAACGATTAAGGTTAAAATCGATAAGTGGGACACTTGGAATATGGACTATACTCTTGCTGTTATTATTGTCCCGATGCTAAATCAAATAAAAGAAACTAAGCAGGGTGCTTCTCATGTTGATGATGAGGATGTTCCTGAAGAATTGCGAAGCACCTCTGCACCACCAAAAGAAAACGATTATGACCCTGATGAAAATTGGTTCAAGCGTTGGGACTGGGTTCTCGATGAGATGATTTGGACGTTTGAACAAAAGATATCTGCTGGCGATTGGACTGACCAATACTATGACCATAGCAATGTAGATGAAAATGCTGATATTACGGAACAGGCCAAGCAGATTATTATCGATATGGAAGGTCTTGAGAAACATCAGGATCGGATTAAGAACGGGTTGAGATTGTTTGGTAAATATTATGATAATCTTTGGGATTAGAACAAGAATGAGGTACAGAGATGACAAATACCACACTAAGAACAGAAATATCTAGATATTACTCCAATAACGGAACAAGAGTTGCGATGGTCTATGCAAACTCCAATTATACATATGAAGTTATTGTCGAAGAAAATGGTGAAGTTCTATACGAAGGCAAGTATAATTCGGTAGAATTAGCAGAAAATGTTGCAGAAGATTGGGTTTTAACGTATTATAAAGGAGACCTATCTTGGCGACAAAAACCTTAACGAGAGAGAATAATGCTCATTTCTTTGTATAATTATGTTATGGCAAAAAAACGTCTAACTGAAATTGATAAGACGATTGATATGTTTGATAGTGACAATTATCCTGTTCAACTTCTAGCACAAAAGGACATGTTAAAATATGAAGAAGAACATTGGAGAGAAGAATTTCATTCAAATTTTGCTCTTAGTGTTCTTGCTATATGCATTATTTTTGCAGCATTCTTTGTTGGCATTAATTTTGTGATTTGATATGAAAAAATATATTGCAGACATTAAAGAGAATGAAGAAGGTGAAGTGTACATCGAATTTCCAGAAGAAGTTATGTCGGAAGTAGGATGGCAAGAAGGTGATGATATTGTATGGACCGACAATGGTGATGGGTCATGGTCTTTGACTAAAAAAGAGGATGAAACTTTGAAGAATTATCTTGTAGAAACTGTTGTAACTTATCGTATGCGATATGTCGTTAAAGCAAAAGATTCTGTTCACGCAACTGATGAAGTTGTCATGAACGAAACTCATCCAGAGTTTAAAGAGTTTTCTCAACTGTATCTAGGTTCACATGTTTCATCTGTGCGTGAACTTTCAGATGAAGATGTTTTGAAGGTTTGTGATGAAGATAATGATTATGTGAAGACTTGGAGTGATGAAAAGAAAATTGAAGCATTTGTAAATGTAATTGATTATAAGGAAGACAATGAAGACTGATAGCAATTTCAAGATGAGTAAGCAGACCAAGATTTATCTTTCATTCAATAAGCACAAGAATTCCATTTTGAAAGATATGTTTATTAAAGCTGAAATTTCGGAAGAAAAAGCAAAGAAGACACGAATGAAGGAAAGAGAAAAAATTGGTCAAGGAGACGAACAATGAGTACATTTGTTGAAGTTCAATCGGCAGAAAAGAATTGCCAAGTTATTATCAATTTGGATCAGGTTCTTGAAATTGCACCTCTCGCTGCTGGCGGTTGTGCATTATTTTTTGCTGATAGTGCAGCAGTCAACGGTAAGAACGCCGTGCAAGTTAAGGACAATTATGAGCTGTTTAGGCAATTTGCACTTCAACCGGTATCATCTGAAGATATTGCGAAGAAGTTTAAGACAAAGAAAGGTGATGTAAGTCTTGAGAATATTCCTACCTTTGGATCCTAGTATCTTCTAAATAATAGGACAGAGTAACACCTCCCTATTATCAAATAAAAATGACAACGATTGAAATGAAACAAAGACTTGACGGTCTACTATTTGCCATACTAGGCGATACAATTTTAGTAGAACGTTGGTGGCATAGACCAAACAAAGGATTTAATGATGCATTACCAATCGATGTTTATGTTGTAAATCCTGAAGCAGTACGAGATTATATTCTTAAAGCAGTAAATCCTGACGGAGTATATTACTAAATTGAATATTTTTTACTTACATAATGATCCAGTAGTATGTGCCGAAATGCATAATGATAAGCATTGCATTAAAATGATTCTAGAGAGTTGTCAGTTGCTATCTACCGCACATCGTATTCTTGATGGCACAGAGACTTTGAGTAAGTCTAAGACAGGTCGTAATGTTAAGCGTTGGACTCTCAATGACTGGCGAGAAACCTCTCTATATTCTGCAACACACATTCAACACCCATCTGCCGTATGGTGCAGAAAAAATAATGCAAACTATTTGTGGCTTGCAGACCTAACCATGGCACTATGTAAAGAATACACTTATCGATATGGTAAGGTGCACAAGTGTGAACAAACTGGACTTGTCAGTCTTTTGCAAAACAATATTCCAAACAATATTGCGATTGGTGAGTTTACTGGACCTACACCTGCTATGCCAGAGACTGCCAAAGTTCCAGGAGATTCTTTGAGTTCATATAGAAATTACTATATACAAAATAAGCAACACTTAGCATCTTGGCATGGCAAAGTAAATTCTCGTCCTGTTCCGTCATGGTATAACTCAACATCTCTATAGGAGACAATAATGTTAGAAGCACTATTTTGGTTAGTAGTTGGAGCATTCGTAGGATGGCATGTCCCCCAACCAACGTGGGCAGTTACAGTTAGTGATAAACTAAAGTCTTTGTTTGAAAGTTTCAACAAAAGATAATATTAAATGATTCTCACGGAAGAACTACTAACAGAAATTTTAGACTCCAACTTTGATGTTCATCGTTATAATAGGTTGGAGTATGAAATTAATTCCTATTTGAAAGGAAAAGTTCATTCGGCACACACAAAAGTTTTACAGTCTGACCATATGAAAAAACACGGACATGCTGTTTTAAAGTTATTTACTCCAAACAAAACAGCAGAGTATCATTTGCTCAATACAAAAGGAGGAAATGATAAACACACAATGGACGCAAAATCTATGCACCATTCTTTAAAAATCATTAAGGATGATGCAGAAAACCATTTAAGTAAAGGTCATAAAGTCAGACTTCAAGCAAACACGCAAGACCAACATGAAAATTATGGTAAACTTGCAAACAGATTAATTAAGAATCATCCTGAACATAAAGTGAATGATGTAGGATATACAGAAAAACTCGATGGTACAGGAAAAGCAAGAACTCATATCATCGAACAACCATATTATTCACCTTTCCGTGATATTATAATTAATGTGTTAGAAGGAAAACAATAGTGCCAATTTATCAATTCCTCAATAAAGAAAGTGGTGAAGTTGAAGAATTTGTAATGAGTCATTCTAAACTTGACGAATTCAAAGAAAGTAACCCTCACCTAGAAAGATATTTTTCACCAGAGACTTTACCAGGATTTGGCGATGGTATTCGTATGAATGTTGCTGGCGTAGGTAAACCCGATTCTTCTTTTGAGAAGTATGTTATTAATAGAATCAAAGAAACCGTACCTGGCAACACGTTAGTAAAAAATCACAAAACTAAAATGCCTAGGGAGTGGTAATATCAATAATAACAAAGGAGATTACACATGGCAAGAAGAGCTGGTGCAGCAAGAAGGTTTCCTGATATTAGCAAGACTGATAAGATGGAAACAAAAGAGTATTTCACACAACAAACACCAGACGCAGCAAACGATCCATGGAGTAAAGAATCAGTAGCAAATAATTTTGAACGTTATCGTCAAAATCCTTTTCAATATATTGAAGAATTATCACAAAAACAAAGATCCTATTGAATGACTTTTAATTATTGTCCCCCGAAGCAAATTGAAGACTTACAATCTGTAACACAACCGGATGGGAGGAGGTTTTATACTCTTCCCAACGGTTCCCAAGTTCCATCTATTACTACAGTTCTAGGTGCTTTGAAAAAGAAAGCAATCATGGAATGGAGAGATAGAGTAGGACACGAAGAAGCAAACCGTATATCGAGAAAAGCATCTTCCCGAGGAACGAATGTACATCGGATTTGTGAGCTTTATTTGCTAAATGAAGAGGATCACACTAAGAAGGCAATGCCAGACGCATTGGAGATGTTTTTATCTCTTAAACCCGAACTCAATAAAATCAACAATATTCATTATCAAGAACAAGCATTGTGGTCAACACAATTAGGTCTTGCTGGTCGTGTCGATTGTATTGCAGAATATGATGGTGAGTTGTCAGTCATTGACTTTAAGACTTCTCGTTATATCAAAGAAAGAGATAGCATATTGGATTATTTCCAACAAACAACTGCATATGCTTTGATGTATGAAGAACTTGTGGGTACTCCTATAAATAATGTAATCATTCTCATGGCAGTAGAAGGAGAAAAGACTCCTCTAGTGTTTAAAGAGAAAACAGAAGACCACATCGAAGGTCTCGTTAGTGCAATAGAATTTTACAAGAAAACTATTACCTAAAATTTATCTTGACTAAGTAATACAAGTGTGATATACTGTTGCTATGATAGTGTGTATCTGTAGAAATATTAAAACTTCAGAATATAAGTCTGAAGAAGAACTCAAGCAGCGAATCATGGAAAATGATTTTCGTTGCGGCCTCTGTCAAACTAAATATTTAATCGAAGAAAATGAAAGTAAAAGAACTAATCAAGAAACTCTATTCTGCAATTCTTAATAAGCAAGAAGATTTGCAAGAAAAGATTTATCGAAAGATTACAAAGAAGAGTCTGAAAGGTAAGAATACTCAGGCTGTTCGATAGAATTGCTGTATGAAGTTGACTGAAAGGTGTTTTGGACGGCGGTTCGATTCCGCCCACCTCCACCATAAGCGTATTGCCTGGTATGAGTGCCTATAGGCTTAATCAGAGTCCAATAAGTAGTACGCTTATGATGGGGGTGAACAGGATTTCGACAGGACGTTGAATAGGAAGATGGACAGCACGGTAGGCGAAGACCGTTAATCTAGCAAAAATAGTAAATGCAAACGATAGCAATTACGACCTGGCTCTTGCTGCCTAAACAGTAAGAATACGGAGTTTTTCTGGTTGAACTTGGCAACAGAATCAACCAGTCTTCACTTCAATATAATAATCCGCAAGTATCTAACGACAAGACAAGATAGGTATTTCCCTTTTTTGTCCCTAAGAAGGAGGACCCATGGGTAATCTAATTAAAGCAATTTTTATTGCGCTCATATTTTCAACACCAGCACATGCAGCAAATAAACATCAGACTCAATTGATGTGCATGGCAAAAAACATTTACTTTGAGGCAGGCGCAGAATCATTTGAAGGTAAACTTGCAGTAGGACAAGTAGTTCTAAATCGAACTAATCATCCTAATTATCCAGGTAGTGTATGTGATGTTGTATTTCAACGAACACGATTTATTTGTCAATTCTCATGGGTGTGTGAAGGCAAAGGCACCGTTAATGAAAAATCTCGCAATTGGCAAGAGTCTGTTGATGCAGCAAAATATCTATTGACGTATGACATGAAATACGATAAACTCAATAAGAACGTTTTATTCTTTAAGAATAAGACTTCTCCATTTGCTTGGAAGATATATTATACTAAAGTCGCCACAATTGGAAACCATGAGTTTTATATGAGGAAACCCAGAAATTATGCCTACAAAGGATGAGATTAAACAATTCAGTCTTGAGATTGAAACGTTAGCAAGAGATTTAAGGTGTGAGTATCTAGACGCTATCATTATGCATTGTGACCGAATAGGTCTAGAAGTCGAAGTAGCATCTACGTTACTTACACCGACTCTTAAAGTAAAAATCAGAGAACAAGCAGAAAACAATAATCTAGTAAAAAGAACATCTAAACTACCTATATGAGTGAGAACGGCGGTTACGCAGTTTATATGTTGTATAATGCATTGCATCTTCACTTCACCACAAAAAGTTATGACTACTTTAGATATGGTGGCAAGACAAACGCAAAGAAAGATACTTTTCTGAATAACAAGAACAAGTATTCATTTTATAAAATATCTCGTAAGTATTCTTTTGAAGAGACAAAAAACTTTTTCTTATCTAATTTTGTGGACAAGACCACAAAATGGATTGGTGAACTTCTAACAGAAGAGGCAGATGAAGCGTATCGAAAGTGGCAGAAACGCAATCAGAGCTTGACATACACCTTTCAGAATGATATACTGTCTCTGTTGGATAAGTATGACACAAAAGAACTCCTTCAAGTTAGACCAGGTAGACATCCGAAACTACTTGAAGAAGTTATGCAAGGAAGAATATCGATAGAAACTCTTGTGATTCTTAATGACATAATGAATTTCTTTCCTATGTGGCAGCAGAAGATTGATGATGATATCATATGGCCAGATTGGAAGTTTCGATGTGAGAAGTATGCACCATTTGTGTCTTATGATAAAGACAAGTTCAAAAAGTTTCTTATAGAAAGCATAAAACAAAATGATTAGTAAAATTTATCTTGATATGGATGGTGTTATCGCAGACTTCAACAAGCGATATAAAGAGATTTATGGTATGCTTCCAAAAGAAGCAGAAAGACATAAGAAGTTTGAAAATCTATTCAGAGACGCCATTAAGAATAATATTTTTGCTGATTTGGATCCTATGCCTGGTGCAATGGACCTAATTGAGTATTTGAGAAAAGCAAGTGTACCTACTCAAATTCTATCTTCTACTGCACGACCAGAAGTGCATGATGAAGTCGCAAAGCAAAAGTCTATTTGGTTACAAAAGCATGGTATTACATTTAATCCTATCTTTGTACCAGGTAAGAGATTGAAGAAGCAATATGCAACACCAGATTCTCTAATTATTGATGACACAGAAGTTGTTATTGATGATTGGGTAGAAGCAGGCGGATGTGCTATTTGGCATAAAGATGTTCCGTCAACTATTAATATCTTAAAGTTAGTACACAAGATATAAATAGGTATTCATCATGAGATGTATGTGGACAAGTCGTTTAATACTACGTTTTATACTACGAAAAATAAGGAGTTTATATGTCGTTTGCAAATCTAAAGAAGTCCTCGTCCAACCTCGAAAAGCTCACAAAGGCAATCGAGTCAATTAGTCAAGGTAGTGAACAATCTAAGGAAGATAATTTTTGGAAGCCAGAAGTAGATAAGTCTGGTAACGGATATGCAGTTATTCGTTTTCTTCCCGCACCAGAAGTAGATGGTGATGATTCTCTTCCTTGGGTCAAGATTTTCAGTCACGGTTTTCAAGGTCCTGGTGGTTGGCTTATCGATAACTGTCTGACCACAGTCAATGACAAGTGCCCTGTGTGCGAACATAACAGCACACTATGGAACTCTGGCATTGAAGCAAACAAGGAAATCGCTCGTAAGCAAAAGCGCAAGTTGTCTTACATTTCCAACATCTATGTCGTTGAGGATCCTAAGCATCCTGAGAACAACGGCAAGGTCTTCCTCTACAAGTTCGGTAAGATTATCTTTGATAAGATTACTGGTGCAATGAATCCTGAATTTGAAGATGAGACCCCAGTTAATCCATTCGACCTTTGGAATGGTGCTAACTTCAAGTTGAAGATTCGTAAGGTTGATGGTTATCAGAACTATGATAAGTGTGAGTTTGACCGTCAGAGTGCATTGTCTGATGACGATAATCAACTAGAAAAGATTTGGAAGTCTGAACATTCTTTGAAGGCACTCGTTGAACCTTCTAACTTCAAGGCATATGACCAACTCAAGCAACGTCTAGATAAGGTTCTTGGACTTGATGGTGGGGCTCCTGCGCCTCGCACTACAGTCGAACAAGCAAGGGCACAACCTAAGCCTGCTGTGCGTGTTGAAGAAGATAGTGGAGCACCTCCTTGGAATGAAGAAGAAGATGAAGCACTAGATTACTTCAAGGCACTTGCTGAAGAAGAATAAAAAGAAACCCCCGAAAGGGGGTTTTCTCATTGATAGGCGACTCTTTTTAAATTTGATATTAGAGGAGTTTCCACTTCTTCATCTCTGACACTTGCAAGTACCGCAGGAACTCCATCTCTTTGTTTTCTTGGCATGGTAGCAGTTTGATTATTGTTAACAACCACAGGAGAGCCAGAACTTCCACCACCTTTTTCGTCCATCTGTAAATTTACGTTTTCTGTCGATGCTGCTGCTACTGGTGATGGAGCAGGCGGAACAGATGATGCTTTTGATGCTGGTGCTACTACGGCCGGCATAGATTTGGAAGAAGGTTTTACATCATTAACCTTTGATTTTTTTGGTAACCCAATCTCTCCATCAGCATATCTATATGCATCATCAACTTCTTTTCTTGAAATTGATCCTCCGAAAAGTCCTGGTTCCCGAGAAAAGTACAAGTTATCCATATTAGGAGTATAACCTAAAGATTTAACATATTCTGCTGCTTTTTTCGTTTTGTTATCTTCCCTCTCCATTCTTTCTAATGCTAGTTTAGCCGATTCTGAACCTTTCTTTGCTGCTGCTTCTAAGTCTGACCTTGCGGCTTCTCTGGCATTTGCCGCATCAGCAATAGGATCGGAAAATTCAGCACCAACGCCCATTTGAAAAACACCAACTCTTCTTTCGGCTTCTATTGTTGCAGCAATATCTCCTATCTTTGCTGCCTCGGCAGCCTTTTCTGTTTCTTTTCCTACAAAATATACTTGAGCAGCTGCCACAGCAGCTTGAATTCCTAAGAATGGAGCCAAATCACTAGAAAGCATTTTTACTAGATTTTCTCCTAGTTTTACGCCAACTTTACCCAAACTTTCAACGACCCATTTAGCAAACTTACCAAACATATCTTTTAGGGTATCAAACATTTTTAATAAATCATCAAGTAAACTTTTTTTCTTTTCTGTTGGTTGTGCGCTAGGTATTCTTCCTTTTACGATAGCATCTATCAACTCTTGATGCCTACGTTCATCTTCAGCAAGTTTTTCTTCTTTAAAATTACTTTCTATTTCTTTTAGTTTCTTTCTTTCCTCACGATTTTTCATCATTGTATTATAAATTTTACCAAAGATGTTTGCTAACCCATCATTTCTCTTTGTTGTTGTTGTATCTCCGGAACTTATTGAAGTAATCAAAGGATTTTTATATCGGAATTTTCTGATAGGTCTTGCACCTATTCCTCTATCGCCAGCAAAATAGGTAATATCTTCAGCACTTCTTCCGAACATCTTACCGACAAGTGTAGTTCCTAGTCTACTTCTACCCAATATTGCACTTGCAATATTGAGAGGATCAAACTTCTGTTTTACTCCAGTAATTCTTGCTCTTGCTTTTGCAGAGATTGCTTTTTTACTTGCTTCAAAAAGACCTCTATTGCCAGCAAGCATCTCCTCCGCAATTAGGTCAGAAAGTTTGGTTGCTCTAAATCTTGCGGCGGCTCTATAATCCATTATCGTTTATTCCTGTTGACATATGGTGAAGAATCATCGTTTGCCTGCATTGGAGTTGTTACTGTATT